AATTTGCTGTCCCCGGCTGGTACCGCATCTGTGCGTACGTACTGGATGTTGAATGGATTTTCCTTCGGATCACACTCAATTGGGTGGCAAAATGCCTCACTCGGCACCGCCTCACTACTCCAATACTCGTTGAGCACTTCATTCTTGTTGGCTGGTGGAACATCACTGGACCGATATGACGTTTGCAGCATCACGGAACCTAACGCTGGGTTGGAACCGGACACTGCTGTGCCACTGGTCGGAATGTAATGCCACACAAGACCCCGAATCTTGTACTCTTGGAATCTAGCGGCGACACCGGCAAGCCAGGGGAACGTTTCCGCTCGCCCCGGGTTGATGTCGTAGGATCCCCGCACCATGAAGGAACTGTTCCCTCGCACTTCTGTCACGAATTCTTTGTGTCGGACGATGACAGACTGTCCTTCTGCATGCATACTAGGTATGCTGGCATTGCCTTTCAGTGACTGTGATACCACTGTATTGCTAGCCACTTTGTAGTCACCACTACCAAGCCAGCGACTAAGAGCCGCACCAAGACCAGTACCAACACTCGTACCCGTGGTCGGCGCTCCAAATAGTGACCCAACGGCTCCTCCGCCAAGTCCACCAAGGGTGCGTAAAGCAGCTCCAAGCCTAGTGACCTCATTCTTTTTATTCGTGGCCTTCTTCGCCACGATTTTCACTCGCAATTTTCGATTATTTTTCGGCATTCTCTCTCAATCAGTTTCTATGTTGTAGGGGAATACCCCAGCCTTTACGGCAAGAACTCCCTCAACAGCGGCGTGTAATTGAACAATTCATCGACTGGTTCTTCAGGGACAAGCTCGTACGTGTTCAAGTGCTCCTCAAGACACACCTGTTCATCGGGTGTAATACCCCACGCTTCATATACCTGTACCCTGGTCCACGCGTCTGGCTCACGAAAGTGCTCGGCCATGCCTTTCGACATTAGCCTCATCCCAGTAGCAAAGGTCGGATCGTCCAGCATGTTGCTAGCGCGCATACAACCTATCCTCTGGTACGCTTGGTAGAAGTTCTGCAGCACTGGGACTCCCCCAGTCAGCCACAATCCTCCAGTACCAACTGCAGTACACCACTTCTCCCTGTGGACAGGGTCCGTGACTCTATGTACCGTCAGACTATCTTTGCGGAGTGTAGAGCGGATGTTTCTAACCATTCGGCAAGAGTCTCCAATCTCAATAGGGTGCATTTGGCAGAACTCAATCTGATGCAACTCGTACACCGGCTCCTCAGCCACCATTCTAAACCCCATCTCCATGAACCAGTCGTCCAATCCTTCGTTGAACTTTTCCATGTCGCATTTTTCCATAATCACGACACAGTCATCACCGTTGTTGAGTAACTTGACATTAACTCCACGACTACGTGCGTATGCATAAATCATAGCACACATCAAAAGGCAATTGCCTAAGCCGGTGTTCATGTCGCC